CTGGACGCCGCGCGCGCGGCACCGCTCTTCGAACATGGGCAGGCTGACGGCGATCAGCTTGTCGGCCTTTATGTGCAGATTGATCGGCGCCGCACCGGGAGGTTCGTTCGCCTCGAACCATTCGAACAGCTGCCAGAATTTGGCGACATGCGGGTGGTCGGCGCTGATCGCCTGTTGCCGGTCGGCCGTCATGCGGACGATGAAGGCCTGTGTCTGCGCGACGACATCGTCAGGGATGTCGATGCAGGCGGCGAGCGCGTCGAGCGCCGATGCGAGCTGCGCGTGATTCTTGATCAGGCGATCGTTGGCGACGCCGGATTCGTCCTTCAGCCGCTTCTCATGCTTGGGAAAGGCGTCGAAATAGTGCTTCAGCCAGCGCTCTTCGTTGCGGACGGACAGGATGATGAAGGACGCGGCCTTGTCGGCGGGCCAATTCTCGATCACGCGCGCGGCGAGCTTGGTAGTGTCGGACCAATTGTCCTTGTTGATCTCGATGCTCAACAGGCGCTCCAGCAGTGCCGGGGAGGCCTTGACCGCGTAATTCTGTGCGATGACGAGCGCGCCGCGGAAGGGCGGCTCATAGGTCTCGTTGCCGCTCGACCGGACGCCGCGCGAGCGCACGGGGCGACCGTTGAAGGCGGTTTTCAGCTCATCCCATTCGAACTTTTTGGAGTGGAGCGTCTGCTCGCTGCGATCGGCCTCGATCAGCGCGACCGGGAGGTTGGAGACTTTGGCAAGGATGCGCGCCGTCGCCGCGACGGTGGTCTTGGTCGGGTCGAAACCTTCATATCCATCGCGTCCGCAGAGCTTCCAAAAGAACTCGAGCAGTGTCGATTTGCCGGAGCCGGGTTCGCCCGTGATCTCGAGGAAGCCGAGGCTCGATTGCGCGTCGCGGATCTGCGTCGCGAAAAAGGACGCCTGCCAGAAGGCGAGCGCGACCAGCCCCTTGACGCCGAAGGCGGTCCACAGGCGCGGCAGCCAGCTCGTATCGATCTGGTCGGCGTCATAGCGGATGTCCAATATCCGCTCGGCGGTCTTCAGCTTGACCGCCTGCTTGCCGAAATCGAAATAGTCTTCGGCATTCAGATCATGGACGCGGCCTTTGCGCACGGCGACGTCGCCGAAAATCCACGCTTCGTGCTTCTTGCTGTAGCCCGTATAGTCGAGCGGCTCGACCGTCTTCAGGTCGCGGGACTGTATCTGCATGATGCGGTCGAGCTGGCCGGTGCTGCCCGTGAACATGCCGCCGAACGCGAACAGCCGCTTTTTGAATTCGGGCGCGGCCGTCAGCTGCGCGGCCGAGAAGCGGCCCTTGGCCGTGGGCGTCTTGCCGGGGAAATCGACGCGCAGATAATAGGCGGTGTCGTCGATCAGCTCGTCGCGCTCGCGATAGAGCGTGCGGAAGGCGCAATTGGCGATTTCGCTGATCTCGGCGCAGGCGCGGATCGCGGCGCGACGCGTCAGCGATTCCTTGAGCATCACCTCCGAAATGCGCGCCTGGTTGAAGCTCGCCCACCATGTGCGATTGTCATAGGTGAAGCTGAAGCCCGTCCAGTTCTTGCGCTCGTGGATCAGGCAGGCCTTTTCCGTCGCGCTGGGGGCGATGACGATCTGACCATTCCAGAAATATTCGTCGAAATGCTCGGGCGTCAGCCGCCCGAGGGTCAGCAGGTCGTTCCAGTCCTTTTCGTCGCCGTCGAGCAGACTGGGCTGGCATGCGCTGGCGCGCCACCCTTCCTTTTCGGCGCGCGCGCAGAATTCGCGCGTCCATTTGGTGCCCGCGGCGCCGACGTCGAAGGCGAAGACCAGCTCCGGCGAATGATGCGGGGTCGGCCCGGCGACGATCGCCTGCCGCAGCTCGCGCAGCCAATGTTCGGGCCAGTTGGTGACGGTCATCGCCGACACGGCGACATGTCCCGCCTGCTTGAGCGCCCAGGCATTGAAGATGCCCTCGGCGATCAGGATGCGCTCGGCCGCCGCCAGCGTCTCGAAACTATAGTCGGGCGGCGTCCAGCAATATCCCTTGTAGGACTTTCCCCCGGCGGCCTTCTTCGACTGGAACCGCGCTTTCTTGTCGAAGCGGCCCGGCTGATCGATCAGCCGTTCCCACCATGTCCCGCCCGGCAGCGGGAAGCGCACGGTGGCGGTGCCGATGTCGCGTTCGGGGTCCTTGTAATATTCCTGGCTGTAGCAGCCGCGCATCCCCGTCAGGTCGAGTCCGCGTCCATGATGAAGGAAGGCGTCGGCGGCCGCGTTGGGATCGGTCTCGGTCGCCTTGAACCGCTTCGACCAGTCGTCGAATATGTCGGGGAAATATTGCCGGACCGACTTTTCAAAGCCGCAGCGGTTGAGCCGCGAGCACTTCAGGACGATCGGATTGACCGCGTGAACGTACAGCTCCTTCTTGTGGCACTCCGGGCATTTGCCCTTGCGATACCACTCGCCTTCGCGCGCGAAGGCGAATTCGCGTTGCAGCGCTTTGTCCAGTTCTTGGGCGAGGGCGTTGCTCATGGGGGGTGACACGGCTTTCGCAGGCAAAGGGAGGGCGGCGCCGAAATCGCGTTTCGGCGGGGATGACGGTGAACATGCGGCGGGAAATCA